TCCTCTGAAGACACCTACATCTGTAGCATTTGTAAAAAATAGTGCTGGTGCTTGAACTGTGCCATCACTCATACTGAATGCGCCAGCACCAACACTCGTCTGAACCGTAAACAAATCAGAAGCAATTGTGTTGATTATTTGTCTCTGATTTTCCAGAGTATCTGTCTTAGCTACGGTTCTAAGTATTGCCATTTCTTACGATTTCTCTTAGAAGATTTTTAATATCTGATAATTCATTTTTTAAATCTTCAACATCACGTTGAAGATTTTTGATAGATGCACCACCGCTACGCAGTTTTTTTACATCTTCAAACACACCTTTATCGGTATTTATAATGGCATTAGTAGTATTATCTCTTACGAGATAATCATGATTCATCACCTTAGTATAATCCATCAGATTGACGCAACAATTCTTACGTCTTGAATTTTGGGAACAAATACTGGGTGAGAACTCTTCATAATAATTTTAATAGCATATGATGAATATTCTGCCAAATTACTTACACTGAATTTATATTCTTTGTATGATGATTGACTTTCCAAATATCCAGAGACAACATTATCACTGGATGGAATAACAACAATGTCTGGAGTTCCATCGCCATTAAAATAATTCCAATCCAAATCATCAAAATTATATTGTGAACTTGCTAACTTATACTTATACAATACTTGAATATCATCTTTCTCAAATATATTTGCGGTAATTCTTACATCAATACAGCTAGATGGATTTTCTAAAGAAATTTCCTTAGTTACATACTTGGCAAGCGAAGAACTATTCTTAGAAGAACTTTCATCAACATAAAGAATTCCAGGAGAATATGTGATAGATTTAATTTCTGCGAATGCTCTTTCAGCAGAAGCTAAGTTATCGTATGATAATAAATCACCAACTCGGAATACATCTGGTTGTTGAGCACTAGTGTTGCCAACAAAAGATATTCTGCCATAAGGAGATGCAGTTGCTAATGCATTGAAATTATTGTTGATTGGATTTTTATTGTTTGAGAGACGCAATTCTTTTTTCCTGTCATCCCACAGAACAACATTACCACTAATAACATTCGTATATGTCTTAGTTAAATCACTCTTATCAAACGCAGTAATTATAGAACCTTTTACAAAACTGAGTGGGAATTCTGTAATTCCGTTTGGTTGTGCTATTACGTTGGTTGGGAATGCTGATAGAGAAGGAATTTCATTGAATATTAATGTTTCGTTTGCTTGGAAAATAGTATCAGTAGTCATCTTAATCCAAAGAGTTGTTGTTGCCTTATCAACTCTTACGATAATTCCTTTTGCTTTGGAACTATATCCAGTGACAGTTTTGATGTTTGTGGTACTACCAACAATATCGCCTGCTGTAATAGATCCCAATCCAGTACCACCGTAAATAACTTTATAGATTGGATATAGTTTGATAACTTGATCTCTTCTTCCAAAACGAGATTCTGCTCCAGATGCTTTTTCTATTTGATTATTTACTAATTTAACAGTACTGGTTCTTAAATCTACAATAGGAGACAAATAAGATTTGGTTGAAGATAATTGTAATTTATATGATAACGATTCTCCTTCTATATCGGAATTTTTTAACTCATTAATTCTGGAAGCAACAACCTTTTGATTATTAAATATGTGTTCTTGATTTAAGAAAGTTTTTTCGTATGGTACTTCGGAGTAAGAAGAATAAACCGTTGAGATACTATCAACTGGTTTTATATTTGTAGTCTTAACAGATGATTCTACTGAAGTAGAAGGCAACGATAAGATACCAACCTGTGCGTATAATTTTTCAAATTTTCTATTATATGATGCCAAAACAGTAGACCCACCACCCAATTCATTGGATGATGCTCTTATACCAGCATTGATGTGGTAATATTCTAACCCTGAATGAATAACGGTAAATAACTTATCTTCAATTAACTCTTGTGCTAATCCACCAAAATTATTTAAATTTTTGAAAGACACAAATGATTTGCCAGCATCTTCAAATCCATTATTGTAATGATTTACTTTTATAATTTTATTATTGTTTTTAAATAAATCTGATGTGGCAGTGCCATCCGAAGTAGCATCAGTTTGGAATGGATTTACTTCAATTGGTTCATATCCAAGTGGTTCGTTTTTCAGATCTAAAATAGCAGTTCTGGAAATATCAAATTCTGCTCTGAGTAAAGTAAACTTGATATCTTCAAAAATATCTTCAGTCCAACTACCAGCATTTTGTGATTTGAATACTGATCCGATCAATGGTTGAGTGGTAACTGAAGCATTGGTTACAATTTCATTTTCTCCAAGTTTTGAAGACCATATCTCATAATCAGTTGAATCTGATTCTACTGCAAAAGCATATTCAGTATCATTCTGAAGATAAATTGGATAATCAAATTCAAACAATGTTGGAACAATAGATACTTGAGTATCAGCATCCACTGCTACACCCATTCTAACTGATGGAGTATCAATAGTAATGAATGATTTGATTGCTGCTCCAGCTGGAGAAGATCCACTACCATTAATAATTACTGAGGGAGCATTTGTATAACCAGAACCAGAAATGGTTACATCAGCATCGTATATGTTGCCTTCCGATACTGATACGTTAGCAGCTGCTGTAATGCCACCTAATAATTGAGGACTTTCAATGGTGAGTGTAGCATTTTCGTATCCAGATCCAACATTAGATACTTCTAATTTTGTTAACCTACCAGAATCTTTAGCAATAGTTACTTTTAAAGTATTTGAAATACTATTATTTTTAGCATTAAATAAATTTAAACTATTGAATTCCAATTGCTCATCTACTTTAAACGATTTGCCATTGTGGTTTGATAAAACAATAGTATAAATTTGATCGTTTGATAATGTAAATTCTCCAGTTACTGAAGGAATAAGTTCAATTTTATTTTTATCTAAAACTGTTTTTATTGGTCCAGATGCCTTGGTATCTTTACCAGTTGCTTTTTCTCCTTTATTAATATTTAAAGTGCCATTAGTAAATACTCTAATGTAGGTGTCGGGCAGTAATGATTTTTGTGTGCCAGGTAAAATATATTTTCCAGGTTTTGTGCTTTCAACATTAGAAAGATAAACTCTTACGGGAATAATAGAACTTTTTTTAGCAAAATATAAATTGATGCCAGTTAGGAAAATACCACCAGGACTGTTCTCAACTTTAAATGATTGTGCTAATGGATTTGGTTTAATACCACTACCATCAATTAATTGAATTCCTTCATCAGATTTTTCAATAGCTGGAACAGTAGAAGTAATAGATGCTGGATTTTGTGGGAACGTACCAGAAGCATAGTACACTATGCTAGCAAAAGTATCAACATCTGAATCAGTGCTACCCAGTGTATTTGAAGTAAATTTAATTGTTTTAGATCCAGTAATGAAATGTAGTGGATCTCCTTCTGAATCATAAGCAATGTTTTTAATATCTGCTGAGACGGAAGATCCAGATACTGGTGGATGACCAGATGGAATTAAAATTACTCCACTAGCATTTCCATTTTCATCTGTAGTAACACCACTATCAAAAGTGCTAATAGAATTACGAGCAATTCCAGTAAATCTAAAATCTTTAGAAACCCACCTGTTAATATTTTTACCGTCCATAAAAACGAATAATTTAGTATTGGGTTTCATTCTTGTGATAACAAATTTTATCAATCTAGTTTCGCAGAAGAATTTAATGTTTGAAATAATATTATTACTTCCTACAGTAATTGATGAGACATTTTGAGCTAACTCATTATTCTGCGGACTAATATTTGAAGAAGTTGCTACGTGAGCAACGACTGAGCTGGATGAAACAGTAAAATTAACATCATTCAGTGGCGAAGTATTAAAGAACGTTCTATTATTTCCAATCCAATTGATTACGTAGTTATTATAGATACTGGCAAGACCTTCTCTAGTATTTTCTTTAGCATAGAATACAGAGAATAACTTGCCGTCATTATTTAAAATTGCTGGGAATTGCTTTTGGTTAAACCAAGTATCAACTGGAGGATCTAATTGTACGTCTCCAACATATTGCACCACCACAAATGGATTAATATTAATTGTTTTTGTAGCAAAAGAATTACTAATATAAGGAATATTTGTGTATGGCAAAGTTACCACACCATTAGATAAAGAATATCCATTTAAAATTCTTTCTTCATTTCTGGTGTTAATTTCTTCTAATTTTAATGAAGTTTCAAACGACCTTGAACGCAATACGGATTGCTGAGTATCTACAGCACATTTGTAATCTACGGATGCTAAATTGCCGATACCATGTGATTCAAAATTATCTACAATAAAACCACTCTTAAATCTATCCAATCCAATTTCATCTTTAATTTGCATATTGAGTGCTTGCTGCTCCAACATACTAAGTAAAGTATATTTCTCTAATCTTTCAATGCGCTTATCTAACTTGCCAATATCACGCATCGTGTAACGCTTATTATCTACGGGAATAATATTTACATCATTTGCCGAAGATGTGAATGCTGGTAGATAGAAATAATAAATTGGAATAGCATTATCTAAATCTGTTGGTTTAGTTGGGTTTAATGAAGGATTTCCTTTTTTAATTATAAAATCTCCATTCTTGTTTAAGAACAATCCGTCAATTCTATCTAAGTATTGTTTTAAATCAAAAGATAAACTATATTCAATATTCTCATCGGAAGCAATAGTACCAGCAGTAATTCCACCAGCTTTATTAAAACTTGGGGGAGAAGAAAGAATTGAAGTATCTTGATATCCACCAACAATACATGTAGAATCAACTTTTGCTCTAAAATCAATTACATCTTTTAATGACAATTTACCATAAACTGCTGAATTGAAATTTGGTACTTCGTCTTCTGAAACACCAGCTTCATGCAAATAGGAATCAATTGTACTAAAATCTCCCTGTGAATGCTCAAAGTAATCAAATCCAATCAATACCTGACCAGTTGGTGATTCGTATCCTGGTTTTAATATAATACGCGAAACATCATAAAAAGTATCTCTTTGTCCATCGTCAAAAGTAAATCTATCAGTAACATCAGTACCAGATAATAAAGTTCCGCTCACATCTACTACTGGAGCAACTGATACGCTACCTTCATAAACATAACGCAATTTGTAAACGTCAGAGTATGAAAAAACTTCAGATACATTACTATCATAATCAACTCCACGAAGAGGAAGTATTCTATCTCCAGGTGAACTTACTACAATTCTTTTATTTGTATATGATGTTTTTAGACGAGGTTTTGCTTTACTTACTTCTATAGTAGCAGTTAATTTAATTTTAAAGTTGTCAAAATTATTAATAGTGCCGAAGAAATTAGTTGGAAGATTTACAGTTACACTACCAGCAGTTAAACCAGATGCCGTATCAGTAGAATTTGTAATAATTACTTGTTCTTTTGTGAGGTATAAAATATCTCCTTTATCAACAGATGCATTTGGATTGCTTGTCTTATCTGGATCTAAAATAGTAATTAAGAAATTTTTCTCGTTAAATCCAATAAATCTTTGAGTTCCGTAGGGGAGTTGAGCAGCAAAAGTAATATTTCCACCACTGCTTGAGATTTTAGTTATAAAATCTCTTCTTAAAAAATATGAAATTTTTGAATTCTCTGGAGAAGAAACAATTGAATTTAAATATTTTGCTCCAGTTGGAATAACTAATGACGATGAAGTTGAATTTTCTACTTTTGCTCTTAGGCGAATAATGTTAGTATTAACCACATCTCTTTTTAAAGCACCATCTAAGTAAATTCTTGCCTTTAATAATCCTTGCGGTTTAGTTACGTATTGAACAACAGTTCTTTCTACACTATTATCCGAGTAGACAAATTGTATAATATCACCTTGAATCAAATCAGGAGAAGGGTCTCCCGAGAATCCATTACATTCTACAAATTTATATCCTCTAATACCAGAAAAAGTAAAATCAGTTAAAGTTTTACTGCCGTAATAAGAAGTAGAAAATGATTCTACATCAGCAGTAAATATGTATTTGTCATTTGCTCCAAACTGAGAGAACATTGATTTGACATTTTGTGGACCGTATGTGGTAACAGTGTTCTTATAAAAAACTGGGAATATTGAAGCTCCAGTACCAACAGTAGCAGTAACAGAAGGAACAAAATTATAAGTATCTGATACCAAATCTCTATCAACAATGTCTAATTTATAAATTGAACTACCAATTAAATTAATTTTTATGGCAGCACTTTCATAACCAACACCATTAATTAGTATTTTACTCAGAATATCACTACCTGCGGCCGCGGTTGTAGTATAACCAGTTCCTTTCTTATAAACTACAAAATGAGAAATAGTATTTTCTCTAGCAATTCTTCTAGAGTTACCTGCTTCATCTACGATAGTTTCTCCCGATTTAAATTCTCCCGATAGAGTGCGTAAGAATAACGTATTCCCAGTGGAATAAAATCCACCCGCTATGCCTTCAATTACTCCATATGCACCACTTGATAATCCAACAACGTATTTTCCAATAAAGAATGAATTACTGTCTAGTGATTTATCTACTATAATTTTTGTAAAAAATATAGGATTAAAATATGATAGATTAAAAACAGAATTATATGGTCCTGGATCTAAAACTGAACTTAGGATTGCATTTGATCCATTACCACCACTAACTGAAACAGCAGGTGGAGTGATATACCCAGAACCACCGTTTGTAATCCTAATAGAAAGAATTGTTCCCCCACTAACTATTGCTGTAGCGGTTGCTGTAGTGCCACTAGGAGGGGCAGCAAAGGTCACTGTAGGTGCTGAGGTATACCCAGTACCCCCCGAGTTGATAATCACTCTCTGAACCGCAGCAACCCCAGAACCTCTACCTTTAGAAAGAATGATATCTGTATCTGCATTAAATCCAGATCCTTTTTCTACCAGTGTAAAATTCTTTGGTTTGCAAATACCTACGATGGGGGTGATTGTTTCGTTGTAATCTACTACTTGACCGTAAGGAGCTCCCTGCCCACTGGCATAATAATAACTGTCTGCTAATGATTTGGTAGCAAATACAAATCTTATTTTTGATAAATTATCTTCATCGTAATCTGTTAATAGATCTAGATATGATTTATTTCCAATTACAGTATACTCAACAAAGTTATCTGTAATTGTTCCAATTTCGGGTCTAGTTAAAGTATTATATGCAATAATCTGTACAGGTGATGATACTACTGTTGCCGCAGAATTTCCTTTCTGTATAATAAACCACAAATATGTTCCTAAAATAGAATCGGAAGGATACGTTGGGTTATCTCCACCCAATTTTAAATAAATTGTTCTAATTCCTTCATCTGTTGTATATTTTAATCCTCTGCGATTAAATTTAGTTGCAGTATTATTAAATCCAATTTTGCCATCATTGAAAACTGAGTTCAAGTAGATATCTGAATATCCATTTAAATCCTCTCCTTCTGCGTTGAGAGGAATACTATTATAAGTGTTTGAAATATTAAATCCAGATAGTTGAGATACTTTAATTTTATTATTTTCTTTTAATAAAATATCTCTTGCTTTCTCTACTTCTTGATATGTAATATCTTTTTTTAAAATTTCATATCCTTTTACATATGCTTTGCCTGGTCCAATTCCAGCAATCATCAACTTACTGGCATCGTCAACTGATTTGCCACCCACCAAATTTGTTTCTGGATCTAAAGCATTTGTTCCTATATTATCTCCTTTAAGATAAAATTCTCGTAAATCTACAGAAAAATCATTAACTACATAATCACCAGATTCGTCATATGTTCTTCTAGCTAAAGTTTCTTCAATTAAGTTATACGATTCTGATTTAACTAATTTTTGTATCTGACCATTTTTAATGGTTATTAATTGAATAAAATCTGATGATGTGGTAGCATCATATTCATAAACAGATAAAGATAAATTTATTTCTAAGCGATGAGCACCAGGAGCAGAAAAATTGGAAAACCCCCTGGCATTATCATATAAAGTATTATCTTCTTCAGCGGTAACAATTTTTTCGGATATTTCAAATCCTACTTTTACTGATGGTTTATTGTAGTATTTGTCAACTACTATAATTTGTTTTGAATTATTGACAAAATATCCGTTAACAAAATATACTCCTTCTTCTACTTGTACTGCCGAAGCATATCCCATTGAAGGACTATCAATGGTGTCGGTTTTTTTGGTGTCATAATCAAATATATCTATCGTTGCTGGAAGAACACTTCCGTCAGTTCCAACAACAATTAATGGACTATCAGCAATATCTAATACTTCTAATTCTTCACCTTGTCTAAAATTAGATTCTTCGTTACTATTACCACTATTAATATATTTGACAAACAATATATCAGATTCAGTTTCGCTACCATAAGCATAAGATACTACGGTAGCCGTTACCCCAGAAGAAATACCCGATAACGTAGTTCCAATTAAGTTTTGAATATCATATTTTTGAAATACAATATTACCATTGACATTAACTGCTACTTCTGATACAGAAGATAATTTTACATAATTTAATTTATTGTTAAACGATACTTCACCAGGGACAACTTGTTGCCCCTGTTTATATTGACTTTTTCCAAAATTTTCAATTTGATTCTGTATTACCGACTGGAGAGTAGTTAGCTCTCTACTTTGAATAGAATATCCAGGTCTAAAAAGAACTTTATAATATCCCTTTGAAGCATTAAAGTCGTCATTATACGGCGTTGAATTAAGGTTAATCTTCTGGGGCATTGGAACTCATTCTCTGATAGTATTGTTTGTCTGTAAAATAAATTAAATCAGAATTCAATAACTAATTTAATATCTTCAATTTGGTCAGGAGCTCTTGTGATAAGTCTTCTGTTTTCAATATAAATTAATTCGCCAGAATTGAACTTAACTTCGGGATTAGCCAATCCACCATTTGCTGCGTTTGTTGAATCAACGCCAGTAGCAAATGTAGATCCGAGAAGTGCTCCAGTAAACGCAATCTGAACAGTACCAGAGATACCTGAAGTAGCACCAACGATTGGTTGAGATGCGGTTGCTTTGAACGGAACAACTACTCCATTATGAGTATGTGTTTCGGGAAGTTGAATGTACTTAAGAACACCTGTAGTAGTGCTAGCACTATCTAACGTCCAAGAAACAACTTTACCTTTTGAAATTACTCCACTAATTGTTTGGGTAATTTCTTCATCTGCGATGTAATTTCCTGTTGCAGCAGTAATTTTGATTGCTGATAAAGCAGTACCAGTATCGCTAGCGAAGAAGCTAGTTGATCCAAATACTAAAGGATCTTGCAAAATACCAATTCTACGGAAATCGTTATCTACAGGGAAATCACCTGAACCTTCAGCATAAGTTAGACGAATATTCGCCATAACACGCTTGGAGTTTAATTCCATAACTGGATCTGCACCATATCCACCCTGAGGAGGAATAACAACCTCTACAGATCCTTTAGCAGTAGCTCCAACGGTAGCACCAGTAGACAATCCACTGTTAGTAAACAAGAAACCAGATTTTAAAATGACGTTTGCGTAGGTGTATCCGCTGCCAGCTGCCTCTACAAATGCTCCAGACAATGCTCCACCAGAAGTCGTTGTCAACCTAACCTTTCCTCCTGTACCATCGCCAAGAATGGCAGCATAAAGAGTTGCTGATGTTGGGAGGTTTGCTCCAACATCTTTGAGAATTACAGCACCAATAGCACCATCAACTGCTCCTGATTGAACCGCACTATTTAAAACAACTGGCATAAAGTCAGATGATAGGAATTTGATTACATCATCCGTTGGAATTGTATACAAATATTTCCAAACATAAGAACCAGATGGTTCTGTATAAATTCCACTTGCATATGTGCCTTCTCCAGATGTTGGAGTAGTTGATGGAACATATGTGGAGTTAACGCCAGTAAGATTTGTTGAACTTGTGCCATTAAAAATACAAGCAAATACTTCGTATGTGGTTGTATTCAATACTGCATACTTAGAATCAGTTGAGGCAAGTGAATTTTGAGCCGTTGCTGTTTGTTTTTGAGCAGTGTAATCTGGCATCCACATATCATACTTGATACCAGTTACCCAGTTTATTCTACGAACAACGTGTCTTGCATTAGCAGTATTAACACGCTTATATGCGATCATCTCGTCATATAAATTAAATTTTTCTTCTTGATTGTCAAAATCGGCTAGTGGTGCAGGAATTTCTTCGGTTGCAAAACGATAAACGCCAACCTTTGCTGTTGCGGTAGAAGAACCTCCTGTTATTGTTGCTCCAGCAGTTACGGTGGCAGCAGGAGCAACTCCTGTTAAAAGAAGTGAAGATGTGTATACTTCCGAGACTATGCCAGTAAGTGTACCACTAGAAACACTAACTGATTCTCCAACAGTGAAGTTAGTTGAACTTACTCCATAAATCTCTACGTATGTTTTCCATGGTTGTGGTCTACCAACGAAAAAATACATTCTTGAACGATTTGCGTCTGCATCGCCAGTTCCTTCCGAAAGAGATTCCAGAAATTGCTTTGCATTGAAAATTCTGAACTTTTCAGAAATGATAGCGGCCATTAAAATATCCCCTTAAATGAATAATTTATTTATATTTATAAGACTAAATGGTAGTTATTAGATAACTTCCGATAGAATGTGCTTGGATAACTCCGTTGATTGATCTAGTTAATCCAGTCAGAGATGTTGATGTTTTCCCTGTGTAGGAAATCACTTCATTGTCTATACGTATGTAGCCAGATGCTGGGAACTTCAGTAATGGATTTGCTGAACCCTGCACAGTTAGTGTAGTGCTTGTGGTAGTCATATTGTTATTTAACAATGCGCCAGATTCTGATATTGATGGATATCCAGCGTTCCAATAAACTCCAGATTTCAGATATGCAGTAGGATTTGTATTTTCTAAATCTAATATGGTTAATGAACCATAAGATAGTTCAAATTCTTGTAAATTCATACCACTATTTGAAATAGTTCCAGTATCCATAAACTTCCAAGAATTTAATGTTTGAATATTATTTCCCACATTACCAATATTATATTCACTCAATTCAGAATTTGCTATTTGAGGAGCATTTTCTACATTTATAGTAGAACCACCACGTAAGGTAACTAATGTAATTATAGGATCTAAAGTTAAAATAGTGCCTGAGCGTAATAGAACAAATCCATCTAAAATAAGATTTTCTACATAATAATCAATCAATCCAAATTCATAGAATTTTAATACTTCAAAAATTGATTTAACTACTTTTGGTTGAATAGTTATATCAACAATTGATGTAATATTGGGGGTTGCTGATTTTATAGAAATTGCGTTAATAAATGTCTCTACACTTGATTGAGAAATGTAAATATTAGATACATTTATTACAGAATTTTGATAAATCTGATATTGGCAGACACTTAATATCTCATCACCAACAGAAACAACCTTTGGAGTTGCTATGGTCTGAATTTGCGCCGCAATATTAGATACTGACGCTGATATTATCGAAACATCAAGAGTAGATCTTGTAGCGTATGATATAAAATTATCGTATTCTACTGATATTACAGAATTTTGATAAATTTGATATTGACAGACACTTAATATCTCATCACCAACTGAAACAACCTTTGGAGTTGCTACACGTTGTATTTCGGATGTAATATTAGATACTGACGCAGAACCACTTAAAATCTGACCTATGGAAATAATATCAGAAGTAGTGCCAGCACCTTCTGCTCCAACAGAAACAATAGTAACATTTTCTCTATACTGTCTTAAGAATGCTCCAGCTTCGTGAGTAGTAGCACTAGTGCCATCAACACCTCTAGTAATATTGAAAAAACGATCAGTAAGTTTAGTATTATATCGTAATATTTCATTATCAATCATCAATCTACCAGAAACAGTAAATTTACTTGTATCCGCAATATAAACAATTGTTTCGCTTCTGCTTAGAGAAGATTGTAGATAAGCACCAGTTTCATGTAAAGAAGGATAGACAGGGGTTTGTATCAACTTGAGGAAACTTCTTACATCTAATAAAGTCTCTCTTTTACTATTAATAATAGTAACTTTAGAATCTGTTTCTACTTTTGTGATTGTTGTCGCTATTGATGTAGATACAACACTTGCCAAAGCAGACAATGAAGTAACTTGAAGTACTCCTGGTTGTATATGAACCTCAATAACATTTTTGTTTTGATCAGATGGAATTTTTGGTTTTACTTCAATTTGAATAATAGCAGTAATTACAATGTTACTATTAGCAATAGTAACTGGAACAAATTTTTCAATTATGATAATAGGGGGAGTATTTCCAGAAATTATCTTATCAGATAGAATTTTCAGATCATTTACTAATATTAAAGGACTAAAGAAACTAGTAATAATTCTATGATGAGAATTTTTATTAGATCTTTTAACATAATATCCTCTAGTAATATACACTTTAGGAGCACTAACATAACCAGATCCACCATCAACTAAAACAACATCAATTGGTTCTCCATTGTGAACCACCACATAACCAACAGCTCCACCGCCAGATGCTTGGGATATAATACTACCACCCTCATCTTTTAGTGCCTGTGGTACAAAATTTAATCGCGGAGCATTTTCGTAACTATATCCAGCTGGTCTTGGTAGAATTCCTTTAGTTTCATATCTGATATAATCTTTATTATTCCAAGTTAATGAAGTAACTTTTCCATAAGTTGGTGAGGAAGGATTAGTATCTACATTAGCAATAATATCTAATCCTTCTCCTAACTGAATTCCATTATAATTTGTAGTAGATATTTTTCCAAGATATCCAGTAGTTACATCAGCAGTTTCTCTGTATTCTGTTTTAAATACTTCCGTTGGTATTGATAATATATTTCTATATTCGTCTTCTCCATCAATTTTAATTTTATCTTCTGGATCAAGAGCATTGTAATAATTTGGTAATAATGAAGAACCAATTAACCACCCAGTAGTGGTTTTTTTTAAAATATCTAAAGTATCTTCTGTTTCTTCAAAATATACACCAGAGGAAGGTTGCCCAATTGATATTATTGACGAAGACGGAATAATTAGATCACCTAATCCATCTCCTCTACCATTTATACAATAGATATCTTTATTAGCAACAAACAGTTTATTTTGTGTATCTAAAGTAAGTATAGTAGATGTTCCAACTGGACTAAATTTTTTAATAGTGCCAATAGCAGTATTTGTAGTATAACTATTGCCTTGATAGCAAACAATGTCAGTGTACTGTTTAAGTCCTGGATTGGAATTTAATTTGATTTCAATTCTATTCAAATAATCATTATGATCAAAATCAAACATTGTTATGAATCTAGTACTATTTCTGCCATACAAATACATAATATTGATTTTTTGTCCCACTCTTAGTGGTTCTACAAAAGAAATATTAGATCCTCTTATAACATACGATCTTAATCTTTTCTGTAATACTTCTTCAACAAACACCAACAGATTTCTATCCTCATCAACCGCAATAGTTTTCCCAGTTACGGCAGATCTTAGTGTAAATGGACCACTAAATTCTCCATCTATAAACTGTTCATCTAATACTAATCTTTCGTATGCTCCTACATTATAAGCAAAAAATGATTGCTTAGATTTATTTGATGTAATATTTCCAGAAACCTCTTCAAATTTTCTTGGTGGTTCTACAAATACAATTTCATTGGGAGTTGTAGTTCTCCGAATATAATAAGCTCTATCTTTTGGTAGTAATGGAGTAGTTCCAGATCTTTGTAATACTCCATCAATCGCAACAATTAAATTATCTTCACTTGGTAATTGAACTGAAGTGTTATCATCATAAAGTAATTGGAATGAAGTTTTAATATTATCAAATTGAGATGAAATATCTTTAATTTTTTTGAAATTTTGAGTATTTAAAGTAAGATCTTTAAATTTAACCATTCTACCGATTAAATCTTGAGGAGGAGTATCTACACCAGTAATATATGATCTTAAATTATAATCTACAAAATATGCATTTGTATTGACATTGTATCCATCAACAGTAATACTAGAAGTAACGGGTTGCACTCCAAGCAGTTCATTGTTTGTATATGATGGAGATAAAACCGACAACAATTTACCTGTTGGTTCGGCAGTAATATAATTATTGCCATCACTACCAATTCCTTTATCTACTATTTTATAATTACCAGCTGCTGGATTAGATCCTCCAAATGATGGTAGTATAAGTTGTCTCGTTGAAGTTGACGTTGTAAATTCCTGACCAACCACAAAATATGATATATTTAATTGCCCTATTACTGATTTAAATTTTATCTGATAAGAAGATACGGTATTTTTTGCAGTTAATGAATCATTTCCGAAAGATCCTTGAGAAAATCTTGGTCCAAACGGTGCTTCACTGAAGGTTATAGTAGAATCATTAATATTATATGCTTTTTTTGGTTCTTGAATAATACCATCTAAAGAAATTATTAGATTGTTGACATTAGAAACAGGTAATAAAGAATTAGATCCTTTTATTTTCATATTAAATATTTTTGTTCCTGCTCTATTACCTTTATTGTCAATATACCCATCAAATGAAGGATCTAAGTAAAATTCATATGAAATAGTCTCTGCGGTATCAAATGGAGCAACATAAGCAGATCCCTTACCACGAACTTCATTAGCATCTTTAACTTGTACCGTTGATGTTGTGATTATTCTACGTGTGGTTTCTACAGTAACTCTATTTTTTTGCGGATCCCATAATTGAACAAAACTTACTGTTCCCGATTTTACTGGATTTTGTACAAATTCTGCTGATGCTTTGGTGTTAATTTCTACTTCACCAAATACTTTGAACCCAGCTGGGTGAGTAGTTTTCTTAATTAAATTACGCCAAACATCAGTAGGAGTTTTTGATTTAATAGTATAAGAGTAATCTTGATAGAAATAAGAATCTGCAATTCTTTGAGATTCTGAACCTATGTTTGATCTATCAGAAATGTAATATCCCAAATTATCATAGTATGATTTTACATTAGGAGTAAAAATATTAGAAAATACTTTTACAATATTTGCAGTATTATTCTGCGATCTCCCAGTAATAGGCAAATCTAATCTAAAAATTCCTTCAAATGATTGCAAACGCAAAATATTACTGCCTTTTCTCCATCCACCTTTAGATATAATTCCTTTAGCAATCAATACATTATTATTATATTGTACAACTTCTTCTCCATCATAAAATGCTTCTGGTATGAAATTTTTTAGAACTAAAATTTGAGCAGAAGAATATTTTTTAGAAATTGATTGATCTCTATTAAAATTATACCCGTTGTTTATTATTTTAATAGTTTTTGGAGATCCAATATTATCACTAGAAAAATAAGCATTCAAATCAGTTTCTATAATTTTAATTTCTGGTAAATATGAATAATTTTTTCCTTTATTTGTTGTTAGTATAGCTTTGATAGACCCATCGCTATTTTTGATTACAGAAAATTCTGCCAATGATCCATCACCATCTATCAATATTGCTTTTGGTTTTGAGTAATCTTTACCAGCATTAGTAATACTGACTGAATCTATAGTTTTGGTAGTAGAATTCCAATTTGCAATAGCGTTACATTCTAAAGATGCTGATGGTCTAACTCCAATAACAATAGGCAATTGCTTAAATTCTCTACCTGGATTTGAAATTGAAATAGTGTTAATTTTACCGATAGCAGATGTTGAAGTGGTAGTATACGAAATAATACCAGTACCATCATACGGTGCAATTTTATTTAATTCATAAACAAATTTTGTTGGGGTCACATACGTAATATTCTTTATTCCCTGAAGAGGATCTTCAATGATTTTTAAATAAGATTTATCACTTTGAATAATATCATTTTTATCAAAGTAAAAATAATTCGTGTACTTTATTGGTTCTTTTTCTGTGATAGTGGAAGAACCTATAATCAAATCTCCATCAACAATCAAATCTCCATCAACAATCAAATCATCAGGAGAATAAAACGGACCAAAACCAAATTTAACTTCAGTAAAAGATCCTGTTATTCCTGGTTTAAAATTACTTCTTTTAGTTTCCAAAGTGAGAATGTTATAATTTCCACTAGGAGAAAATTCCAGAAAACTTCCAATTAATGTTTCGCTACTAGTATCAAATTTATACAGATAGTAACGTTGAATATCAATTATTGGATTTCTAATCCAATTAGCAGAAAGTGTGTTCTGTAAAGAAAATTCAAATTGATAATTTGCCTCTTCTGTAATTTTATCAATAGATATTACTTTTTTTGGAGATGATTGATCAAAGAATGTAGTATTTAAATTTACTTTATCAATAGTTTCCAGAGAAGACGACAAGTCATATACTAACGTTAAAATTTGCGCTTTTTGATCGTAATTAAATACGACACCAGATCCCAATATATTACCAACAGCATATCCCACCGATAAATTATATTTTGATTGATATAAAGTAACTGGTTGAGTATTATAATGATCTATCGCGGATGTTAGTTGTTGAGCTCTAGATACAGATACTGTTCTCGAATTAGAGTTAATTGTATTTACTTTTAGAACTTCTTTTCCAATTTTGATTAAATCGTTTTCAGACAATCCATCAACTTTGTTTAATTTTAATGTTGTTTCAGAAAAAGAAAATCCAACATGATCAACATCGGCAATAAAAAATTGTGTACTAATAGAAGAATTAAGTCTTTGTAAAGACGTATTGGAGAAAGTTACTACATCTCCCTTTTTATAACCAATTCCTTTGTTGGTTATAAGAACATTTGATACTAAACCTAAAGTTACTGTTACCGTAGCTTTGGCATTACTAATTCCACCTATATTTCCTAAAGCAGCAGCAGAATTAGATGATCCAACTATTCTTCCTTCTATATCTCTACATTTGGTCTGATCACTGAAAATAATTTCAACATTAGTAAATGTTTGACTTCCATTGGATGCATAGTCTGCGCCACTATTTAAAAATCTTAATCTACCAATACCAGTATCAGCTAGTGTAGTTTCAAAAACTGGCGGTTTTAATATTACTTTTTGATAAATTCTTTTCCGCACATAATACGTAGTATCTGTGGTAGCATCTGGAGAAATATCTATATTTACAGAATCTCCCTCTGCTAAATTGTGATTTAAATTGGTAGAAGCAATAGCAATATTATCATTTAATTTGAAAATTTTAATATTTTCACTTAATCTATTTACTTGTGAAATTGCTACTCCAACCGTATCTGTTCGCGTAGAACTAATCAAGAAATAATCACTATCAACTACAAATTCTCCTTGAACTAATTTTACTTTAATATTATTTTTATCTTCAGTAGTTTCTAAAATAATGCCTCGTGCCTTCTCACTAGCAGCAATAGAAGTGGGTGTTGTATTATTTGTTAGTGATATTATTGATCCAGTCTGTGTTGAGGAAATCTGGAAAGAACTAATAGTTCTATTTCTTACGTAGTATAGAGTATTGGCAGTAATACCAGAAAATGTATTGGAAAAAACAATAGTTTCTCCATCTACAAATGGATTTGATGAAACATTCAGTATATTATTGAAAACTTCTTTGATAATGGTTTGTTTTCCATTAGTTAATGTTAAAATAGAATCAGTAGTAAAATTGGAAGATTTATTGACAATTAAATTGTTAACTTTTGTAGATGAATATAATTTATCTGTAAAATTAAAAGATCCGCTTATATTACGTAATACAATATTATTACCGTCAAAAACATCACCAATAATTTGCCCATTAGCATTTGTATTTTCTTGATACAGTGTATCGTTCTTAAACAAATAAGCAGTATTTTCTATTCTAATCTGTGTGGCTTTAGTCTGTCTATTTTCTATAGATGTTACTGGAATTCCTTTTATTGAAGATACTCTAGCAACAATACCACTACCTTCTGTATTAGAGTTATCAACTTCTACTAAATTTGAAACTGAAAAATTATTATGACTATTATATACATCAACCGAAGAAACAGTACCGCTATTAACTTCATTAATGTACGAATATGCTTCTTTTCCGTTGTCGGGAATATTATCAGTACGTAATCTACTTACTATTTTTGGCAAATCATCTTGAGAAATTTGTTTGCCGTAGTTTGAATCCACAGGAATGGAATAAAAAGTATTTCCAATAATATATGGGAATACTGGGTTATCTGATGTATCAACTGTTATAAAATACGCATAAACACCTTGTGGATATTCTGGAGTTACACAAAATCTTCCATTATTTTCATCCAAAGTTCCCAAACGATGATTATACCTATAATCTTCCACAAATGCACCCAAAGGATAGGTGGCAGTCGGTGGACCACTAATTCTATTAAATTTTAATTCATAACTACTCACCATTCTCACAATATTACTGTCATTATCTAATGGGTTAGTATAACCATGAGGACCATAAATTGGATTGCCGTCATATGCGTATCCAAGAATTTTTGAATGCTGTAAAACCGAAACGGTAGATCCATTGGGAAGTAAATTGTCTCCTACAGATATTCTCAACTGTTTTGGGTTAGCTAAGTAAGCATATCCATATCCAAGAGCAGGATTGATATTTTTAAAGAAATATCCATTGCTATCATCTAACTGGTTCTTTAAAAAATAAAATCTATTCTTTTTCCATCTCCTTACAGAAGCTACAGCAGTTGCTCCCTCACCAATTGAAATAATTCTAACATTGACATTTTCTTGTGTGTAAAATTTACCTTCTTTTTCTTTGATAAATCCCGTAATTTTTCCATCATTAGAAATTGTGGTGGAATATTTGGCAAATCTGCCTTTTCCTTCATTATCAGTAATTTCAACTTCTGGAGGAGTGGAGTAATATTCTCCTGCATTTGTTAATTTTAAACTAGTAACTTTTCCTAAAGTTACAACTGCTTCAGCTGTGCCATTTCTACCTGAAGTGATAGTAATAGTGGGT